TTGAGACCTGGCATCCCATTAACAGCTACTTTTAAACTGTAGGGGTTCTGTAGTTCTACTTTCTGATCACTAGGTAGACCTGACAATATCTCATTAAGAAAATGTTCCGCACATTTGTGTAAAACATCCTCTTTGAAAATAAAATCTTTCTTAACCATTGGAAGTAACGCATGCCGCAAAGGCATATAACCTTTTAGGGGAGCTGGTCCATAATCATTCTTCCATCCTTTAGAAACAAGGTATGGATTCATCTTAGTTCTAATAGCACTACTTTTAGGTTCTGCTTTAAAACCAGTTAAACTTCCATACACCTCAACACTACCCTTATCAATAAAGCGTGCAACACATTTCTGATTTATCAACTTATTTAATTGATAGTCGTGAAGATCAGGTGAAACGGAATCAATAATAGGCACACTAAAGAAAGTCTCAGCACTAGACAGAATTTCTTTATGCAAGTATACACAGACTCCCATCTTATCCTGACCACCGAGAACATGAACGCCACATAACACTGTACCATGTGGCATCTGAACAACAACAGGACTACCACACATACCCACTTTAGTATCATTCTCAAATTGTGACACTATCAAATCCATATTCATATTAAATTGATCAACAAATTTATCAGTTACCAATGTGGATCTAACACTATGACTATACTCATTTGATCCATCTGCTTGTCTAGTAATCATTACGCCAGGACCATTAATACGACTCCCATATAAAGGAATCAATTTGCGAAGATCTCTTCTTACCGGCATATGATTTATCTCAAAAAATACCAATTCTTCTTTGGGACATCGAAATAAACGATTCTGTGCCACCTTAAAGATTACGTTTCCATTACAACCTTCAACAGGATTCTCTTGTATAACTTGTAATGTAAAATAGTCATCCTTTGGTAAACAATGATTAGTGGTCACATACAAGTGACCACCTATACACAATGCACGGAATATGGTGTGATTCTTACCTTCCACACCATGTGAAGTTTTGCACCACACAACATTTTTACCCACGAGTGAAGCAATCTTTGTGAGAGGTAGTGAACTCCAAGACTCTGATAATTTGTCTATGAATTCACTTGGAACATAATCATCTTTCCTCCAGACATTCTCAGGTTCCCCTGGGGATTCTGGAGTCACACCCACTTCAAAAATATTACCTTGTGGAGATAATTCTAAAATTTCTGGGCATTCCTTTGTTAAAAATTTCCATGTCAATCCAAGACCTCCCACTACAGCTAATATACAAGCAAAAGTCTTAACCTTAGGACTTATAACTTCATAAATGGTATCTATACCACATAGTACTGCTTCTCGTAACTTCTTTTTACAAATATTAACAGGATTATATGGTGAGGTGGAAATTCCATGAGAAATTCTCTGTGAACTTACATATGTAGCAGCTGCTATAAGGTGAGCCGGTCTATCAATCAATTCTGGATTGACAGCGAGAGCTCGGGAAATAGATTCCGTGGTAAATTCCATTGTCTTATACGTGCCATAAGAGCATAATGCACCAACAGCTATATCTGAGACTTGTGCTCCTTGTATATCCAAAATTGGACAACCACACACCACATTAGGTATCTGGCACATATTACACAAAATAGCACTCCGACTAGCTTCACGAGAAGCCATAAACGCCGCCTGAGCTGATTTGTGAGCAGCAATAACAGAATTTAAGAATTTAATAAAAGTGTAAATCGAATCGGTTTCCAGAATCTTCTTAAGTGTAATCTTTTGGTTGCTATCAACTGTAACTTCTTCTACAGTGAGGTCCCATAAATCAGGATAATAACCATCCTGTGTAATAGGAACTTTGTATTGATCCAACTGATAACCCCCTTCCTTTCTATACTCCTCTTTTGGTATAGCATCTACTATATAAGGCAATCGTCTTCGGACAGCCTGTGGATTATTAAACCAACAGTGAGCTTTAAGATCTTTTGTATTAGTAGTGGCAATAACCAATTCACACATAAAAGGACTCTTGCCTTTATCTTCGATAGCCGCTTGAGGAGTACTAAATGGAACATTATTAATAGTTTGTAAAATATCCACCATAGATGGATCCTCTGAGGCTGTGTTAGGATTAACACTAGCTATATCATCTAGAATACAGGCCCACTGCTGAGGATTAAAATTATTCCAATGAGCCTCATTAGCGGTGCGTGTATATATATACTCATCATCAAGGTTTTTATTGTAAAGCTTACTATAATGAGTAATAATTGTTTCTATTAATGAACTCTTTCCCTGTCCAGAGCCAGTTGCTAAAAGAAGAGCAAAAGGAGCTTCACGTGTTTTCCCACACGCATTCTTAATAAGTATCTGATTCTTAAGAGTTTTTAAACGGGAAAGGGTCTGAGATACTATATCTTTGTGCTCACCAGCTTTAATATAGCGTTTAATTTCCTCTCCATCCACAATCAGTTTAGACAAAGAACCTATATAATTATGATAATCTTCTCCAATTGCTGATAGATTTGCTAAAGCTACAGATTTATCTAAAATATCCGTAGCTTGTTCCGCCCATTTAGAAAAATGGGTAGGGGTATAAAATAAACTATTCCATTTGCCAGTGGTCCAAAAAGCTAATATTCTTTCCCCAATATATTGAAAGAGATCGATTAGTGCGACAATGAAATCAGATTTCTCACCGATATCAATCATAGCACCAGATAACATCTCCCAAATATGTAACATCTCAATCTCCTTATTAAAGAAGGCGAAAATACCACCTGCAAAAGCCAAACCCATCATCTTCATAAATTTAATAACAACTGGATGGTTTTTCATAGCTCCATACCCTGAAACTATTTTCTGCAGCACAGACCAATCTAAAGATTGAGCGTCACAGACTTTAACATCAAGAGCCCACTCAAATAATAATTTGAAAATAGGTTTATTATAATGGATACGTGTTATATAATCAAGTATAGATTGGATATCCGTCCAATCTTGAACTTTTGGTAATCTTGATAATACCCACATAAATGTATAAAAGTACTCTTGAAGAGTCTCAGCATGAGTTTCTAGATTAAGTTTTACTAATCTATCTCGAATAATATTGAATAATGTACTTGAGATATTTAATAGACTTTGTTTCTTAAGTAGAGGAAGAGTATCCTCTACAAATTCTCTTTCTAATTGGGATAAAGTTAAAAGTTGATAAAGAGGTAATCTTTTTCTTTTAACTACTTTCTTATTGCCAGCTCTAAAATGAGTAAAGACTGGCTCATCAAAAACTTGCTCTTGGAGCAAAAATTGTAAAACGTTATTGTTAGTTCTTCCTTTACTAAATTGTTTAGGGTTTAATTTTATGGTTGAATTATTCATGTAGCAAATAACAGGCCTCCTAAATCTACAAAAGGACCCCTTAGGCTCATCTAGGGGGTTGCAACGAGTTAATGCATTAAGGCATACTCTTGGCAGAGTAGCATACAAGTTATCCATGTAATTATAGACTGTATCTATATTTAAATATTGGCTAATTGGCCATCCACAATTCTAACCGCGTTAAAATCGTGGTGGGATCTCACCATAATAAATATAAAACACTAAAGTGAATAATAAATAAGACTCTCATTGGTAATTTAGAGATATTTCTGACTAAAATATCAAGAGTGCGTGGCACAGTTTATAGAGCCATTTCACATTCCGTGCAAAAGAATGGTACTAAGGTCATCTGTGCGCCGTCTATACATTTTTAAAAGAAGTATTCATAAACTTAAAAATAAACATCACAAGGATGAGTGATTCTACCTACAATATATCAAATATATCATTTCATGTCCAAAAGGGCATACGCCTATATTGATATTTATAAATTAAAATCATAAAATTGTGAGATAGTTTTGATTCATATCACAAGAATAGAAACACGACTGTGATAATAATAAGTCAAAAATACTAATTATTAGTCAATATATG